CCAGCTTTCCGGCAGCCCCAAAGCCTTGCCCACCCATTCCGAACAAAACCAGCGCTGCCTGTTTTCAGGTAGCCCGAACACCACGCCGAACGCCCCTGGCAGGTCGTAGCCTTGGCCTTGGGTTTCCTCCCATAAACCATGCAGCCGCCCGCCCACACTGTCCGGCAGCGGGATTAAATCCCACTTAGCCGATGGCAGCGGCATGATTTTGCGGCGTACACCTTTATCACGCAGGCTAGCGGAATAGCACTCGTATTCCTGCCCGCCTGCCGTTTCAGGTAGCCTGACGGCAAGCTCACAATGTGAGTACCGCCCGCGCGTAAGAATGCGAGTCAGCCCATCAGTAAACCGTGCCGCCCATACGCGCCAGCCCGTGCCGCCACGGTGGCCGTGATACAAAGCCAAGTAAATCATTTGCCCACCTCACACAGCTTGTCGGATATGGGTTTAATCTCAGCCAAGATTTCCGCCGCGCGTTTGTCCACCTCGGCGGCAGTCTTCAGCACCTTCAATTCAAACTTCCTCATCCGCAACGCCCCGAGCTTGCCCATGGCCGCGCGCAGGTTGTCGGCTTGGGCAATGATGATGTCGGTCGCTTCGCAGGCGGTTTTCCCGGCAGGTTTGGCAAAAGCGGCTACCTGAACGGGTGTATCCCCTTTGCAGCCACCGGCCTTGTAATCCCTTGCCTGTTGTTCGCGCAGCAGATACTCAGGCTGGAAGCGGGTAACGTGGCGGTAGGCTTCATCCACCAGGTTGTTAATCGCATCCGTGCCTTTGTCGATGGCTTCGGCCAGCAGCTGGGAAGCGGCGGCTTTGGTTAGCACCCACGCCTTGGCCTGAACATCCCATGTTTGATGCTCGTTCTCGCGCTGAGTAAATGTCAGCCCGCCTGGTAATTCACCCACCTTCTCAATCACTACCGCCGCGCCATCGCTGGTCTGATAAGCGGTTTTGCCGCGATGGTCGGGCAGGTATTGCCACTTACCTTCAGCTTCGCACGGCCAGAAACCAGTCCGCTCCTCCGGCTCGATACGCAAAGCATTGTCCGGCGGCAAGCTGTCCGGGTTGGCTGTCGTACTGTAGAGATAGGGATGCAGCGGGTCGGTCGGGTCAAAGTAAAAGTTCTGCATGGTTTACACTCCCAAATAGATGGCCGGGGTCAGGCCGATATTGAGCGGGCGGTTTTCGTTGGCGGTGGGCACGGCGGAGGAGAGGTCGAAAACCTCAAAAGTTTTAACCACTCCAGTAGTCGCCTGGACTATGAGAGGTTGCCTTGCCCCGTCCGGAAGCCCCTCTAAAACAAAAGGGGGTTGGGTGTAGTCTTGTCGAGGGTTGTAGCTAGAAGCTCTGTTCCCATACCCCGTGCGCCCCCTCACATTCCGAATCGCATCCCCCTGCACCTCGCCCAAGGTTTTAGAGGCGCGGAAGAAATACCCTCTGCCGTCGCCGTGATACAAATTCGGCAAATTCACTTCGTCGCCGCTCACCGCAATCTTGAACGCCGTGCGGTAGGCTTCCGGCAAAGACAGCAACGCTTTGCCCTGCAGCGAGTCCTTGTGGTATTTGTCGCCGTTGGCGTGATACCAGCGTTTGGGGAGCGCATCGGCGGGGAAGGGCAGCAGTTCGATTTTGCCCGGCACTTGGCTTTGCGCCGCGCCCACCTTCTCTTCCAGCTCCTCCTGGGTTACCGCCTTGCTCTTAAACTCTTCAAAAACGCTGGTATCCAGCTTCGCCGCCAGCTTGCCGCTCACACTATTCACCGCGCCGTCCGCGCTGGCGGCAGCGGCTTCGGCAGCCACCCTCGATTGCTCCGCCGCGTCCGCGCTCGCCTTGGCCGCGCGTGCCGAAGCCTCCGCTTGCGTAGCCAATTGCGCCACCACGCCGGCCTGCGTGCTCACTTGTGCCGCCGCCTGCTGGGTTTGCGCCGCCGCCTGCAAAGCCTTGCGTCCTTCCTCCTGCACTTGCGCCTGCATATGCGCCACCTGCCGGAGCACCTGGTGCAGCTCCGCCCCTTTCTCGCCGAATCTGTGCCAGTTGGCGGGCGTGAAGGCTGCATCTTGGTTCGCCCTCATGCACACAAACAAATGCCCTTGGTAATCCACAATATCCTTGTCGGCATAGCTCTCCCCCGCCTGCCATTCGCCGCGCAGGTTAAAGCCGCCCATCAGGTTGAGCACCGTTTCGCCCAAGGCATGCAGATGCACCGTGGCATCCTTCAGGCTCCCATCGTCGCGCTGGATTAGCTCCAAGTTGCCCACAATGCCGTTGATGGATTGCGAAATGCCCGATAGCTCCGCGTCCAATGCCCCCGCGTTAATCGGGCTGCGCCCCGGCACGTTGTTGCGGGTTTGCTCGGCAAAGCCCACTTGCGGTTCGTAGCGGTTTGGTTGCGCCATAAAAAATACCCCCGTTATTTCAACAGGGGTATTGTGGCAGGGGTTTTAATCGGTTACGTTCAATCCTTCGCGCGTCCGGGCATTTGTTCAAACAGCCGCTGCAATGCTTGCTGCCTCCGTCCGAGCATGGCTTCCTTGGCACGCGGGCTGAGCGTGTTGTTGCGGCGGATGCGTCCCATATCGGCGCGGATTTCCCGCTCTTGGCTGCGTAGCCTGCGCTGTGTGGCCGCGCGTAAATCCTCCGGCTTCTCGCCGCGAATCTTCACGCCCAGCGCACCCAAAGCCGCGCGGTATAGCTGCTTATCTTCGCCGCGATAAGTCTTGCCCGTCCAGCCCAAATCTTCCAACACTTCGGCGGCTTTCGTGCCTTCCAGCTGGTTCTTTATCCCGTCCAGCACATTGTTGCTGTGGTAGGAGAAGGGCATGCCCACGCTGGCCGGCAGAATCTGCCCCGCAATCCACTTGGCGCGGATGGTGTTTTTCTCGCCCTCCGTCATGTAGTCCTGCACCAGCTTGCCGCCGGTGAAGGTGTCAATGTTGTTGTGCAATGCATCGTATGCACCAAGCCACGGGCCACTAGGTCTTAAAAACTGCGGTATATCCACCCCGCCGGTACGGCTTTGCGTGTCGGCAAAATCGCCCAGCGGCAGCCAGCGATACACATCGATAAACATCGGCTTGCCTTGGCTGTCGTTCCACGGCAGGCGAATAAGCTTCGGCGTGCCGAAAGAAGTGTAGCCCGTCATGTATTCCGGCATATACTGGCGCTCTTCCTCCTCGTCCGCATCATCGCCCAACATGGCGTAAGACATCGCGTTCAGCGCATACATCAGCCCCGTTACCGCCAAGAAGCGGTGCGGCCTAGTCAATGCCCCGCGCAACACCGCCGGAATCGCCTTGTAGGTGTAGCTCACAAACGGCAGCACCCCAACATCACGAACAATCCTGATTGTTTTCGGCACTTCGCCGTAGTCGAAGAAAAAGTTCAGCGTGTAATCCCGCGCCTCGGTATTGGATAAGCCCTTGCTGCGAGCCATCCGGTACAAGGCCATTTTAAATACCTCATCTTCCACGCGGTAGGCTGCCTGCGCCACGTTAGCGGTTTTCCTCACCGCCTTGCCGCCCGCGCTGCCCACCTTGCCCACAGCATGCGCCGCCATTCCGGCCGCCCCGAACGTTACCTTATTGATGGCATGTGCAGTCTTGCCAACCACACCACGGCTCAATTCATCCGCCCGCCTGATAACGCGGGTAAAGAAGCGCTCGGTAATCACCGCATCATCCGCCGTGTTGTTCAGGCCGGTAAACATCTCGCGTATCCCCGCGCTGTCCACCGCCTCGCCCACCAAGCCCAGCTCCAAAGCCTCGCGGTACAGCGCATCCTTATTCACGATGCTGGCCGCTGCCGGTTGTAAATCGCGTATCCGACCGCCGGCAATAAACAGCAGCGAGAAGTTGGACACCACGTTGTTGGTGTGCGCCACCGGGTTATAAACCGTCTTAGTCAGCTTCCACCAGCCCAGCGAAGCCCGCCAAATCTTCAAAGCCGCATTCTGCACGGCGAATTGCTGCTTCAGGTGGTAATACACATCCGGATGCACATACATCCCCGCCAACGCCCCGTAGCGGTGTACGCCGCCTGTGCCGGCAATGGTGGTGTCCGGCACTTTCTCCCAGCCTTCCACCTCTGTCTTGCTCGCCAGCTCCTCGTTCTGCGCAATGCGTTGGAACAATACGCCTTTAGCTAAATCCGCCTGTGTCTGCACATAGCCCTGCGTGAAGCGCAAAATCGCATCGCGCTCCTCGCCCATCTGTGCGCGTTCCTCCCGCGTGTAGTCGCGCCACATCAGCACCTTGCCCGCGTGTCTGCCTTGGTTGCCGAAGTCCTGCCGCAGCTCGAAGCCACGCGCCTCGTAGTCAGCCTGTTCGCTGCGTGATACCGTTTTGAAAATCCCGCGCCCCTTCAGGTGCTGGCCGCCCAGCGCATTGCCCAAGCCGCCGCGCATCGCTTTGTTAAATTCGCGGTTCAGCTTGGCCAAATCGTTGCCGCCAAACAGCTCCGTACGCTGGCGGTACAGTCGCGGCAGGTAGGTATCTTTAAAGCGTTCCAGGCTTTCGCGGCTCAGCATGCCCAAATCTGCCAGCTGCTCGCCCTGTTGGCTCAACAGATTGCGGATGGTGCCGGCCAGCTCCCGCATTTCCGGCGACACCTCAATCCCCGGCGGCAGCTCTTTCTCCAAAATATCCGAAAGCAGGGCGCGTTCCTCCGCCGTCATCTGCACGCCGGCCTGCGCCATTTCCGAAGCTGTCATTCCCGCCACATTCAGCTGCGAGCGGTAGTCGCGCATCATCTCGGTAAATTCCTGCGGCGCAGTATTCGCCAGCTTCAGCTTGGCTAGGGCGGGCTTCACTAAGCTGCCTAGCCCGTGGTACAGCGCCAAGCCCTTCTCCCATTCGCCCAGCTCGTTCCTGTCCAGCCAGCCCGGCTTCGCCTTGTCGGTCAGCTCCGCTGCGCTGCGGCTGAATTTCTCTGCCGGCTTAGCTGTCTCCGCTGTCGGTATTTCGTCTGCGTGGTCATCATCCGGCGCTTTATCGGATGGCTGGCTTCCTTCCATGCCCGCCCTATCAATCCGCCGCAACAGCTCGAACACCTCGCCATCGCCAAACTCCGCCTGCTGAATACCGAACGCCCGCGCCAGCACCGCCTGCAAGCGTTTGGCAAAGCGCGAGAAATAGCCCGCCAGCCCGCCGCGCATCGCCAGCGGCACGTTCACTTTGTATTTGCTCTCCAGCGCCGCATAGTCGCGGTTCTTCATGGCGGAATAAAGCTCCACCGCTGCCTCTTCCGTGGCGCTGTCCAGATTGATGGTTTCGCCCGCCGCCTTGCGTTGGCGCAGGATGGTTTGTGCCAACTGCTTGATGGTTGGGTTCAGCCGCGCCTGTTCCAGCACACCGCGCCATTGCTGCCAGCCAGCCACGTCAATTTTGCGGTGTCCCAGCTCGTGCCAGGCGGCAAACTGTGCCGTCCGCGCATTGGGCAGGTTGTCCGCAATCAGCGTGATGCGTTTGCTCTGCGGGTCATACCAGCCCTCCACCCCGCGCAAATTCTCTGCGCCGTTCGGGCGGCTGGCTTCCTCGGCAGTCCGCACGTCAATCAGCCGCATATTGTGCCGCCCCACCGCGCGTTCCACCTGCTGCCGGATTTCCGCCACCCGCTCCGGCGTGGCCGTGCTTGTGGTGTTGCGGGATGGGTTCACCGAAAGGCTGGGGTTGTTTTTCAGGTAGCCTTGCAGGTTCTTTTCGGTTAGAATCTTAGTACGGCTTGTGTTTAAATTAGGCAGGCGGGGCAATTGGAGCCCCGAACGTCCTAAGAATTCACGAGCCATTTCTTTGTTTACATAGTCAATGTTGCCGTTGCGCAAATCTCGTTCAATATCCCGCATTGCTTGGGATGGGTTGCCATCTTTCGCATATCCGTTCACCAGCACATGAATGCGCAGCGATTTATGGTCTGGCTCTACCACTAAATAAATTGGTGCGCCATTAATCAGCTCGTTGGGGATAAAGACTAAGCGTTTATCATGTGTTCTTGACTTCAACACAGCAACCGGATTATCCAGCCATTCAGGCACAGCCTTCCATCGTTCCGCCGTCATCTCTGGATGGTTGGATTGATTGCGGACAACCTTCGATTCGTCAAGCTGCACAGGCATATCGCCGTAGCCCAGCATATCCAGCAAGTCAGAACGATTTAATACATTCACACCATGCAGATTGGCTGGCTTCCCTGCAAACAGCTCATCAATCCGCTGCTCGTATTGCTCCTGCGTGGATACGCTGCGGCTCAGCTTCGGCGCATCTTCCTCCGCTACTCTTCCGCCTTGTCCTCCGTCTCGCCCAGTTCCACCTTGGTTTTCGCCAGCGCCTGCTTCATCGCCTCGGCGGCCTGCGGGTTGCGGTTCAGTTTCTGAAACAGGCTCGCCAGCGGGTCGCTCGTCTGTCCGCTCGAAGAGTTGCCCGCTGTCTGCGTTTCGTCCGTGTTCTTGTTCGTAGTCATGTATCGTTCTTTCCAAAAGTTGCTGTTTGTCGGGTGCGGCCTGCTCGCCGAACACATCCTGCTGGTTCGGGTTGCCCTGCGCCGCCAAGGCATCGTAATAGTTGCGCAGCAGCGTGGCAATAGCCTTGCCGCTGCGTTTGTGTTCCTCAAAGAAGGCCAGCAGCTCGCGCGATACCGCGTTCATCTCTTCGCCGAACAAGCCCTGTTGTGCCAAGTAGTCGGCCACGCTGCCGCCCTGTTCGCGGATTTGGTTCAGCTTCTCCGCCGCCTGCACCACTTCCTCGGCAATATCCGCATCGTGCATCGCCCCGGCGCGGATGTTGTCGCGTGCCTGGGCAATCTTCGGCGCAGCCTGCACCAGCGCATTTACCAAGTTTCGCGCCCCTTGGTCGGTGCTCTCCACCATGCGGCTCAAGGTTGGGCTGTTGCCGTAGGCGCGGTAGAGCAGGGCGTTGCGTAAGCGGCGCACGCCGTCTTGGCTCAAGCGCCCGTCCGCATCCACCATCTGCGCCCGCACCGTGTGCGGCATCGCGCCCACAAAGTCGCGGATAAAGCCACGGTTCGCCGCCGTGTTCAGTTCGCCGCTGTCGTCTGCCGTGAAGCGGCCGAAGTCCGGCAGGCGGTCGGCATCCGCCCGCGCCTGTTCCAAAGCGCTCATGCCCAAGCCGCCGCCTTCATTGGAAGCCACCGCCGCCTTGGCAATATCCACTGATTCATCCAGCTGGCGCACCAATACCGGCTTGTTCATCCGCGCAATCTCCTCGCGGCTCAAGCCGAATTCATCCGCATGGTCCAGCAGGTATTGCCGGTAGCCCTCGCCGTTGCCGTTGTCGTAAGCCTGCGCCAAGCCCATCACGCGCCCGTTGCCGCCGATGATGGTGCGCCCGTCATTCGCCAAGGTCGGTGCGCCCGTGCCCACCTCCTTGCTGTCGCCCAGCAGTTCCGGCTCCAAGTTCTGCGCAATGTGGTTGATTTGCATCTGCGAAGCCGCCCGGCTGCGGTCGCGGTATTGGTTATCCGTGCCGGCCACCGATGGCGTCAGCTCGTCCGCCTCCATCAGCTGCAAACGCGCCTGCCGCATCTGGTTGTCCAGATACACCTTGGTTTGCCGCCCCAGCCGTTCGGATTGCTCCCGCATCTCTTCAGCCGCCGCCTGCGATTCCCGCGCCGCCCGCTGCATCTCCTGCATCGCTTGGCTGTTGTCGCCCATGCCGTTGTCAAACGCGGCTTGCTGGTCGGGTAGGGCAGGGGAAGCCTCAGCGTATTCAGTCGCCCCGCCTGTTTCGGCTGTGCCGTTGTTTTTTACCAGTCTGCCGGCAGGTGTGCCTTGTATCGAAACAGCGGCGGCCACATTGCCCACAATCCTCCCCGGCTTCCAGCCTTCCACCTCGCGCATCCGCTGCATAATCGCTTCACGCTCGGCAGCGGTGTAGCGGCTCATCGGTTTGTTCTGCCCGCCCACCGCATTCAGCACGCGGGCATAGTAGGCCGCGGTGTTGTTAATTACGCGCCCTTGGCGGTCTTTCGGCGGTGCATAGCGGTAAATCGCATCATGCAGCGAAAGGTTGCGGTATTTGGGCGATTCAAACAACAAAGCCGCCTTCGCCCGTCTGCCTGCTTCCTCGGTCGGGAATACCGCCATCGTATGCCCCGCTGCGTTCTGGTCATGGCCGATTGCGCCGTAGCGGCGGGCGAAATCGCCATACACAATATTGCCCGGGTTATTATTGCGCCAAGCCCGTGAGCCGCCGATGCGCTGATAAGTGCTGCCATCGCGCATCACATAAGTGCGCACCATCTGATTGCCCGCTTGCACCGATACCACCTGCTGTGCCGCCGGTGTGCGCCGCGTTTTAAATCCCCCGTTGGCCGTGGCTTGTTGAATAACGTTGTTGGTGTCCGTCACCGCATTGCCCGTTTTCGCCATCCGCCCCGGTCTGGTCGGTTGCGCTGCGGGCTGTTGGATAGGCTGCCGGATAGGCTGCTGCACCGGTTGCGCGTTCTGCGCATCCAGCCGCTGCATAAAGCGCTGCACCTGCGGCTTCTGCTGAGTGCGCACCGCATCCACGCCGCGTTGCACCAATGCCCCGCCCGCGCCCAAGGCAACGTTGCCGCCGCTGCTCACCAGCGAAGATACCGCCGTTGTGCGTGCCGCTTCGCCGCGTGAGTTCCAATAATCCCGCTGCCAGTTCGCATTCTTCGGCGCATCAAGATAGGCAGCCTGCATATAGTCCTGCCCCAGCGTGGCGACTTGTTCGCCCAAGCCTTCGCCCAGCATATAGCGTGCCGGCACTTTCACCGCTTCAGCCAGCGGGCGGTTGCTTTTCACCATATCCACCAATGCGCCGGCAGGCAGTTTTTCCGTGCCCACTTCAATCGCGCCCTGCGTGGTGGCATACAGCGCCGCCGGAATCGGGTTCACGCCCGCTTCCCGCGCATTGCCGTATTCGGTCAGCCCGGTCTGCGCCCCCATGCCGCCATACATGATGGCCGGGTTTTTCATCACCAAAGCGCCCACCGTCAGCGGCGCGGTCGAGCCGAAGCTGTTCAAGCCTTGCCCCACATCGCGGCCAATATCGGTCTGATAGTTCAGCGTGGCATTCTGTTGTGCCGCCTGTGCCTTATCGGCCTGCTCCTTCGCCCATCCGCCAAGCGTGCCCGTGCCCAAGCTGTTAAAGCTCAAATCGTCTGCCGCATGGTAGAAGCCGCTGTTGAGCGCATGCACCCCGCCTTTGAGGCCGCCCCACACCGTCTCCGGCGCTTGAATAACGGCACGCGCCGTATCGCCCGCGCCCGAAGCGCCCCATTGCTGCACGGAGCGCACCAGCTGCGCCGAAGTCGGCGACATCCCCACCACGCCGTCAATCTCCGCCATACCCTGCGGGCTGTTGCGGTAAGCGTCCGCCTGATTGCGCGGCAGCTGCTCCATAAACTGCTGGGCAGCCGTCTGCTGTTTTTGGCTTCGTGTGTGCTGTTGGTTTGGTTGTTGGAACAGTTGCCGCAAAAATTCTTCTCTGCCGTAGCCCATAAAAAATACCTCTGCTGGATAACAGAGGCATTGTGGCAAACTTCTAATCGGTTACGTTTATTTCAGGTAGCGGGCGGCCAGCGCTTCGATATGGTCGCGCGGCACGCTGCTGCCGTTCGGCAGGTGTCCGCTCTGATATAGCTGGGTCAGCGTGGCTCTCACCTGCTGCGGGCTGGATTTCCCCAGTGGCGGCAGCCCCATATTCTTCACTATGTTGTCATACATCGCCATATTGTCGGCATAGGAAATGCTGCCCTGTTCGCCAAATAATCCCGCCGCCGTATCGTATTGGGTCGTCCTGCCGGTCAGGTTGGCAGCGGGCAGCAGATTAGCCGGCTGCGGCGTATAGGCATACTGCGACAGCGCTCCCGCCAGCGGGTGTATCGGCATCACTATTTGCGGCTGCTGGGGTACGGTGGCAGCCACATTCGGCGCAGTCTGAGTTGGCGCGGTCGGTAAAGCTTGGGTCAGCTGGCGCAAGCCCATCGCCCGTCCGGTCGCTCCGCCCACATCTTTCGCCCCTTCAAGCTGGCGCAGGTAAATCGGCAGGTATTCGTTTTCGTCGGCGTAGCCCTCTCGCGCCATCTCTTGGCGGAAACGCTGGTAGGCATTGGCATCCATATTAAACACCGATTCCACCGCCGCCGCCGGCAAGGGTTTGTAAACTTGGCTCGGCGGTTTCTGTTGCGGGTTGAGCTGCTCGTTTAGCCGCACCAGCTTGCCGTTGTTGTCGATAGCCAAGCCCTGCTGCCGCAGCCCTTCCGTCTGCGTCCGTGCGCCGGATAATGCCGTGTTGGCATAGTTCAAACCGGTGCGGGATTGCACCTCGTCAACCCTAGCCCGATACATATCCGTGGATTGCTGGCCGCCGGTCGCGGTATTCAGGATTTCCCCGTTGCTGCCTACGCGGAACGGGGTATAAGTATCCCCGGAGCGCATGGCGGTCAGTTGATTGGCTCGGTTTACGTCCCCGTTTTGGTAGGCGGTTAATGCCAGTTCGCCAAGTTGTTGTTTGTTGGCATTTTCTTGTGCAATACCAATCCCGCGAATCGCCTCCAGCCCGCTGCCGCCATAGGCATTGTTCAGGTTGATGGCGTCGGCATAGCGTTGCGCGTTCCCCCATTGCGGCTGGCTCATCGCTTTCTGCAACGCCATCGCATCGTTGTACTCTTCCAGTAAATTCGGCGAGGCTTCTGGATTCGGGTTCTGCCAGCCCAAGCGCTCGGCCAAACGGTTCTGCACCCGTGGCGAAAGGTCGCCAAACTGCTGCCTGATATAGTTCGGGATTAGGTTATCCCGTATCTGCCGCTGCCGTGCCGCCTGTTCGCGCTCGTCGCGCATCTTGTCCAGCTCCACGCCCAGCATCTGGTTTTTCAGCCCCGCCGCCACGCCGGCCATGCGGCTCTGTCCGCTCAATGCCTGCGCAATCGGCGACATCGCCTCTTCAGTAATCACAAACTTCACCATTTAAAACACCCCTTTCGCTGCCGATTTGTTCGCCCTCATCGTGCTCATCGTACCCATCGAGCTGGCCGCGCCGCCCATATTCCCGCCCAGCCCGCTCATGCCGATATTCATCAGCGTGCCACCAAGCGCCTGCATGCCCATGCCCTTGCCCGGGTCGTATTTCGCCCGTGCCTTGGTGCGCTCGTTGTCCATATTGTCAAATAGCCAATCGTAGCCGTTGCGCAGCGCATTGCGCCGTGCCTGAATCGCCGATTGGTCGAGCCGGTGGTTAATCGAGCCCATCATCTGGTTGGCCATCGCCTCCTGCCCCGCGCCCGAAGCGCCAAACAGCCGAGCCAGTTTGATTGCCCGGTCGGTCTGCCGCCCTGCCGATTCCGCCCGCTGGCGCAGGTATTCATCGCTCTGGTTGCCTTCCGCCGCTTTGGCAATGCTGTCCTGCCCCAAGATGTTCGCCTGTTGCAGCGCGTTCACGTTGCTGGCGGTCTGCTTGTCCTCCGCCTCCTGCATCTGCGGGCGGCGGGTCGGGGCGACCTCTTGCGCCTCATCCAGCACCGATTGCCGCTGCTCATCGCCCATCTTCTGCTCTTCCTGCCGCTTGTTGTTGGCCAGGTATTGCTGCGCGTTGGCATAGGCTTCCTGTTCCGCGTTGGCGCGTTTGTATTCCTTCACTTGCTGCTGCTGGCCGGCATAGCTCGCCGCCGCGCCCACCAGCGCCGCCACACCATAGGCAATACTGTATCCGTCACACATGCTCCCCTCCTAGCTGATTCGTCCGCCGTAGCTGCCCAAGCCGCCCACCGATTTCTGCATATTGCCGTAGGGGTTGGCCGCGCCGTTGGCGAATTGGTACTGGTTCCAGGCATTGCCGATACCGGCAAACAGGTTGTTCAATAGTTTGCTTGAAGGCTCGCTCAGCGCCTGCTGGCGGTTAATCGCCATGCGTTGCGCCGCCGCTGCCGCCGCGCTGTCCGCGTCCATGCCCGCATTGATGCGTGAAATCAAATCCGCGCGGGTGTTTTCATCTTCGCTCCGCATCTTCGCCACTTGGCTGTCCGCCAATTGGTTGGCTTGGATGATGCTGCGCTGGTTGGCATCGGTTATTTGCCGGTTGGCGTCAATGTCCACGCTGCCGCCGGCCAAGCCCGAGCGAGCCAGCCCGAAGCGCACCGCACGTTGCGCGTCATCACGGTTGCGCCCAATATCATCCATCATCAGGTTCAGGTTGTTCTGCCGCACCTGTCCGTAGGCCGCGTTGCGTTCGGCCAAGTTGTGCTCCGCCACCGCGCCGCCGCCCATGCCGTAGAGCCGGTTGATGTGCGCCACCGCTTCCTGCCGCCTCAATTCCTCCGCCGCACGCCGGGCTTCGTCCGCCCGCATCTGGCGCATTTGTTCGTCTTGCACGGCGTTGCCGCCGCCGCCGCCGCCACCACCACACATAAGCTACCTCACAATCTCAAACACAATAAAATCTTCGCCGCCCTTGCCCAGCTTGGGCAGGGTAGCGCCTCGTTGAAAGCCCAGCCGTTCCAGCCAGGCATGCGATACGGTATGAAAAGCCGCGCTATACGCCTGAATCCGGTGCAGATGGGGCAGGGCGGCCAATACCTTTTTCGATTGCCGCGTAATCTCAATGCCGTGGCGGGCGAAATCGTCCGTGCCCACCATCCAAGCGTTGCCCACACCAGGCCAGCATTCATACACCCCGCCCATCGCCACCGGCACGCCGTCCTCGTCCAAACAGCACCAGCCGCCGCAATGGGCGCATTCCTCGGCAAACTCGTGCCGGTATTCGTCGCGCCGCAGCGCCATAATCTCGCGCACATCGTCCTCGCGCATAGTAAAGGCCAGCACGTTCGCCAGCTCCAAAGTCAGCGGCACCATCATACGGCGTAGCCTCCCGAGAGCTCGTAATACAGCGTCACCGAAGCCAGCTCAAAAGCCTGGTTGTCATGGTTGCCGATACGGATAGCCAGGTTGGTCGCCATCACTTCCACCGGCAATCTCGGCAGCGGTCGCGTGTCGCCGCGCAGGAAAATCGGCGGCGTGAGCAAATCCGGCCGCGCTGGGTTGAAGGCAAACTGCACCTCCAAGCTGCCGTCCGCCGCCACATCCACCCCAGTAAACTGCTTCAATACCCCGGGCTTGCGCATATCCAAATACGGCAGCTCCGCCACCACCTCAATCGGCTGCCCGTCATCCGAGTGGCTGTCCGGGTCAAACACATACAAGTCCGCCCCGCTCCTCAGATACAGCTTGGCTTCGTATTCCGCCACCGCCTCCACTTCAAACGGGAAAGTCCACATACTCCACGCCGAAATCTTGCTGCTGCGGCTGTAGGAATACACATAGGCATAATCGCCCATAAAGCACAGCAGCTGCCCCGTGCCGCGCCAATACACCATCTTCGGCTCGATTGCCCGTTTCAAATCCTGCTGCACCAAGGCATCAATCGGGCTGCCGATGTCGTTGTCCATCAGGTTGGTAGAAAACGCCTGCACCGCCACGCTGCGGAAGCCGTTTTGGCTCAAAAAGAAAATATCCGAGCCCATGCCCGCATGACTGTAAGGGAAGGGTGTGCCAATCGGCACAGTCGAAATCAGCCGGTGGTTTTTCGGGTCGGGGTCAACCTGCCAAATCTGCGCCGAATCCTCAAAGAACACCACCAGATTGCCCTGGTATTCCCCCAAGGCGGTCGGCTTGTTGTTCACGCTCTGCTGCAAGGCCACCGGCAAAAAGCCCGCATCGTCCGGCGTGCTCCAATCCCGCGCGTTGCCCGTGGCGGAAAATCGCACCACGTCATTCTTGATGGCAAACATCTTGCCTGCCTTCTTGATGAGGCTTCTTGAGTGCGGGCAGTTCGCATCCTGCACCAGCGTTTCATATTTGCCGTCCAAATAGTGATGCTCAATCGAGCCGTCTTCGCATTCCACCGCCGCATAGATGAAGCCGTTGAACACCTCCGCATGCACCAGCCGCACCATATTCTTGCCATACGGCTCGCGGATACGGCTGTTTTTAATCTGCGGGAATTGCGCGTGGTCGCCGCCGAAAGCCGAAAACGTCCACAGCGCATCCACCCCGCCGAACAAGCCGAAGCTGCCCGAATTCAGGCTGCCCAGCCGTTTCAGCCCCGGGCGTTTGCGAATCGTCCGCCCCGTGGTCACATAGGCATTTTTCAGCATCCTGAGCCGGTTCGCATCTGCCGAGCTGGCCAGCTGCCGCACATCCAAGCCGCCATCGAAGCGGTCAAAAGTAATCGCCGGCATCCTACCCCCTCCAGCCTAGCACCCATGCCACCAATGCGAAGCCGATAGACAGCGCCAGCACCAGCAGCGCAATACTTGCCGCCCAAGCCAGCCGCAAAGCTGCCTGGTCTGCCGCCTGTTGGCTAATCTTGCCTTGAATATTCATGCTAATATCCAGTTTACTTAGTAAGCTTAACGGGTTAAAATTCATCCATGTTCCACCTTCCCTGAAAATGGTCGAACCAGAAAGCCGGCAAGGATTCCGCCCCTTGCTGGCTTTTGCTTTGGCTCGTATTAAATCAGCTTTTTAATCGGTTACGTTAAAACAAAAAAGGCCGCCTGTTTTTCAGGTAGCCTCCTTATCTGCCGGCTATTCACGGCACAATCTGATGCGGCTTCACCGGCACGGCATAGGGGTCATACGCCGCCTTGCGCTCCTCCCCGTCCACGCCGAAGTTGTCCATCTTCGCCTGCCGCAGCATCGCCGCGTAGCGGTCGGTGTAAAGCTGCACGTCCGCCTGCCGGTAATGCCCTTTTGCCATCGCCAGCGCCAGCGTCAGCAGCAAATCATCCGGCACGCTGCACCGGTCGTTGTCCTGCTCGAAGCGCTTGGGCGCGGCATAGTATTCAATCCGAATCGGCACCGGGGCGCTATCCGGCACCGGCTCAAACTCCAGCTGAATCGTGCCTTCCTCCCGCGCCGTCTGCTCGTAGTAGCGCGGCAGGCCGTTCTCCGGTATCTCGCCCACGCGCGGCACGCCAGCCGTCAGCTGATACCAGTCCGCCCCGTCTCGGGCATATACCCCATACAGCACCCCCATCGGCGCATCGTCCGGCAAGTCCAGCACCCGCTGCCCCACGCCCAAATCCTCGGTGTGCTTCTTCAAGAGATAGCGCCAGTCCACCTCCCGCCACAGCTGCGCCTGCGCCTGTTGCAGAAACTGGTTCAAAATCGGAATCTGCAAATCAATCACGCCGGCCTGCGCACCAAAGCCCAGCGACACCGCCAGGCTCTCGCGCAGCTGCGCCAGCGTTCTAAACTGCTGCCTCATCGCCGCCCTCCGGCGCTTCCGGCTGCTCGGCTGCCGCACGTTTGCGCTTGTTCGGCTTCGGCGCTTCCGGCTGCTCGGTATCAGCTGCCCCGCGCTGCATCGCCTCGCCCAAGCTCAAATCAGACGGATACAGCACATCCGCCCAATAGGCATCTTCCGTTTTCAGGCCGTATTTCAGGCGCAGGCGTTCGCGCTCATCGCGCACATCGGCAAACTCCAGCACGCCGGCCGGTGCTTCCGAGCGCAGCTTCACCGCGTCCGAGCCGTGAATCATCGCCAGCAGTTCCGCCTCATGGCGCGGCACGGTGGCCGGAATCTCCGTCTCCATCCCGCGCAACACCAACACATCAAACATCTTCAACAGCATAGTTCAATCCTTTTCGCTTAATCAGAAACAGGCTACCTGAAACCGTTGCAGGATTTTCAGGTAGCCCCATACCGCTATTTCAGCGCCAACACCGCATGCGCAGACGGCATATTCATGGTCAGCGCACCGCGCCACAACAGCGCCCAGTAGTGGTTGTAGTTGTCTTTGCTGCGTGGCGGATGGCGGGTCACGAAATCGCTGCCGCTAATCGGGCGCAGGGAGAGATGATTCATATTCAGGAAGTAGCAACGTTTGCTCCAGCTGGTCAGCGTGGTGTCCGCGCCGGCAAAGTTGTCATCCCATTCCGGGCAGTATTCAATCGGAATACCCTTCCAATACAGGCCGGAAGTGGACATATCCGCGCTCACGCCGCCCTTGCCCGAATCGGTTACTTGGCGGCTGGCCGCGCCAATCGTGCCGTTGCTTTGCGCTGCCTTGCGGTAGGCGTCGATAAAGTCCGCACCGGCCAGAATCACGTTCGGCATGCCCTGCGCACGGCGGATACAGGCACGCCATGCTTTCTCCATCTGCTCCTGCAAAGAGGCCGCCACCAAGGCTTTATCCACATAATGGCGCCACCAAGTATAGGTTGCGCGGTCGAGGCCGCCCGCCTTGCCGGTGGCGTTATCCAAAGGCAGTAAACCGTCCAAGCCCACAATCTGCTTGGTTGAGCCGGTGCCGGACAAATGCAGGTCGCGGCTGAAACGCTCCTGAGCGCCCAGCTTCAACGCCTCCATTTTTTCCTGCAACAGGTTGGTCAGCTGGATTTTCTCCGCGCCGGAGATATTGCCGCCGTTGCCGGAATCGTCCAGCTTAATGCCGTTGGCCACCAGCTCCGCTTCGTTCAGCATCATGCCATCGTGAAACTCATACCACGGGAAACGGCTCTGCTCCAGCGTGTCGCGCTTGGCGTATTGCAGCGTATCGCCGGAATCAAACCATTGCCCCGCGCTGCCGTAGTCCTTGCGGATTTGCTCCACAATATGCTCTTTCGCACCGGCAAACGGTTTTTTCTTGGCAGACAAATGTTTCAGCAGCGGGCGCTGCATGTCCACCATATCAATCGGGTTGTTTTTCAAATAAAAGTCCAAACCAGCCTTACCCACTACGGCCAGTTCTGAGGAAGTAATAGACATCGCTCATCTCCAAATCAAACAATCAAAAAGCCGACTGCCCATGCAGATGCGAACCTGCCTACGCCCACGCACGCGGCGAACCGTGCTTACGCCTATGGTCGGATAGCTTAATTATCCCCATGTTTTAATCGGTTGCATTCAAACAAAAAGCAGCCCGAAGGCTGCTGAAAAAGTCCGCGCGGGGCGGGTTTGAAATAGTAACTGCTAGAAAAAGCGAAAGGCCCCGAAAACCGGAGCCATAACGCCGACCAGGGAGCCCCCCAATCCACTTAGCGCACAGTATAGCCTATGGGTATCTAGCTTTCAATGTATTCCCCTTCCCAAATAGGCATCCCAGAATCTATTGCGGTTAGATTTAATTCCATTTGGAGGTGGACACCCACTGCGATTTGAGAATATTTATGTAATTTTTCAATTAGTGCATGGTTG